CGACCCTAGCTAGGTCCTTTCGCTCTAAGATATTTAACGACATCAAAATCTTGAATGCCCTTATCCATCTTCTCTTGATTATAAGAGGGAACGAAACCTTTAATTTCCTTAGCAATCTTGAAGGATTTGACAATTCCTCGTTTCAAGAAGCCTGGAATAATAAGTCCTAATTTAAACTTATCACCCTTTATAAAGTATTCTATCAGCTGATGGAAGCCCGGGTGCTCATTACAGTTTTCAAGAATCATTATCCACCTAAGTGTCTCCATCTCCGCTCCCCACTTTGAAGGATCGTGAATGCGCTCTGGATTAATCGCGGTATTAAGTGCTAGAATACCGGGGTAGCTACCTGCCATGACATCTCTGCCTTCTAAATCGAATGAGATATCGCGATCGAAGAATCGTTGCAAGTAGTTGAAGTTTTCAGTAGAATCTCCTTGTTTATCTGGATTAGCAATCATTCCAAACTTGGATGCAACTTCACTGAATACGGCGGCAGCTTCGGGATTAGTATTGGATAATCCGAGGAAACCATCATCGCCTAGAACCTGACAGATCGCGTTATCCGATAAGTCATAGCCTAGAATTTTAGTAGTTTGAAGGATAATACCAAACGAGAGAATACTCTCAGCAAGGTTAGTCCATCCGGAACCACTTGGCATACCGTGGAAGCCTGTTATTAATCTTTTTGGCTCAACCATGACGTCTACTATGTTGAGATGTTCCAAAGATTTGCGCAAAAGCTCTCTTGATTCAGGCTGAAATACTGGTGTTAGTACATCTATTACGAACTGAGTGCATAGTTCATTAAAATGTTTATCCATTTTTGTGTAATCAAGAGCTAAGTATTGTTCTCTATCACGCACTCGTTGTTTATCTAGTGAATCTACTACTGGAGTAAAACCTTTCCACGCTGCAAAGGATAATACTTCATTACGTTTAATCACATCAAGGATAACATTAACGAATGATAGTTCAACAAGGTTGCAGGACATAGCAAACATAAAAATGAATCTGTCATTACCTCGTTGGGCTCGTGAGCCTAGAATTGCGGGATACGATTCCCATCGTCCGCTCTCTGCATCGGTGATAGCACGTTGCTGAGTGCTTGGATCACTTCTCTTAGTATAACTAGGGCATCCTGAGTTAGTATTAAGAGAATCCTTCTCTGCCGAAGTGGCGATTACAGTTGCGTATGTTTGTGGTCTTAAACCACTGATACCTTTAAAGAGTCTTGCCCGTACGTCATCAACCATTTCATCGTAGAATTCAGGTGTCGGAAGTTCGATTTGGCCTTTAGTCCAGTAGTCCTCTAGAGATTCTCGTCTCTCGGCGAGTGGTGGGTATCCTCCTTGTGGTCCAACTTTACTAAGTCTCGATTCCTCATAATCCTTTAAACGTTGAGTCACAGTGGGAATGCGGGAGATTATTTGCAGCCAGCCGTCCATCACTTCAGACTCGGATTCACTTTTGAAAAGTGGTGTTCGGGGGGTTGGGAGCTTTCCTTCGCGAATGCCCATTAACAAATTGGACACATTAGGTTGTTTCTCTTTGTCAAGGATACTGTCTAATGTTGTGCTAGATATTTCTGTGTATTTCATGGCACTATTAATTTTAATTATCGTCTCATTGGTAAGTGTGATAATGCTTCGAAGCCATAAACCTGACTTCTAACAACTTCTCTCCAAATGCGTTTACCTAAGGAAAAACTATCCTTCTTCATTTCAAGATTTTGTTGTACTGGGCCCGCTTCTTTAGCGATATACCAGTGGTAACAGCTAGTGATAGACTGTTCCGCGACTAGATATAGAATAAGCCACAGTGTGCGACTTTTAATTAGTTGCATAATTTCATATTAGTTTTAAAATATGTAAA